TCAATCGTTCGCGATGAAGCGATATTCGCTCGCTCGCGCGTCCCGGCCCTTCTGCATTTCCCACCGCGCCAGCATCGTCACGGCCTCGTCCGCGAGCCTGATCTGATCCGCGTCGGCGGTGTAAATGGCAAGCGTCTCGTCCTTGTCCTGGCCGGACAGCGCCTTCATCGTCTTGTTCGCGGCCTGAAGGTCGGCAAGGCGGCGCAGGGTGGCTTTCCGCAAGCCATGTCCATTATGGCTCATCAGCCCCGCAGCGACACATGCATCCTTGAACCAGTTGCCGAAGCTCTCTTTCGTGTAGGCCGTGCCTTTGCGCGACACGATGAAGCAGAAGGGGCTTGTCTCCTTCGGGTCCATGGCAACAATCGCTTCCAGCAATTGAGGCGCGACCGCGATCCATAATTCCTTGCCGGTCTTTTCCTGCGTGACGGGAAGCCGACCGCCCTTTATCTGAGCGCGTCCCATCTTGTGCACATCACACCGCCGCTGGTCGGTCCAAAGATAAACCTCCATTGCGAGCCGCTGCTTCGTGCCCAACTTCCAATGTTGGCGAAACTGTTGAATGTCGTCCTCGGTCCATGTCCGGAAGCCCCTGCCCTTCTTCTCATCGACCGTGAGCTTCACACGCTCCGAATCGGCGGCGGGATTGTGGTCGATCAGCCCGGCCTTGCGCGACCAGTCGAAAAAGCGGATCAGTTCCTTGCGCAGCTTGATCGCCGCGAACGTGCCGCCCTTGGTCTTGTTGCCTTTGCCGGTCTTGATCCGCTTCTTTTCGATGATCTTATCGATGCTCTCGAATGTGACGCCCCTGATCTGGCGAACGCCACGGTTGCCGCTGATCTCGTCGCCGCGCCGGAAGTCCTCCAGTACAGCCCTGATTTTCGCCTGCGTGACCGCGCTCGGTCCTAGCCGCGTTGGGACGGACATATAGCGGTTCAGCGCCTCATCGATTGTGCCTGCCGCCGGTTTCTTTGTTTTCGGCGCCTCAACCGTCACATCGGCGGGGTTCATGAAGCGATGATATTCCTGGCGGAAATCCTCCGTCCCGATCTGCGCTTTGAAATAGCCGCTGGAAAACCCCTTGCGCCGGAAAACGAGCCGCGTCGTGCCGTGCTGGCTCTTGAACGCATAGACATGCTTCGGAAGGAAGCGGTTCGATTTCGCGCGCGCTTTCGCCATTATTCTCGATCCCATTCATCGGCCTTAGGGGCATTGCCCGATTCGCCAATGATGATATCAATTCGCTGGTTCTTCAAATCCATGACGATGCGGGCGCGCTCAATGCCAGCGGACTTAACCGCTTTGGTCGCCCGTTCCATATCGGCCTGACAGATGCGCGCCGGGGCAGTCACCCTCACCCCTCCCCGATGGCTGCTGAGAGCATGGCGGACCAACAATTTTCAGCATGCATGGGCGAAAAATCGCCATCGAAGTATGCGCGTCCAGCATCCACCATCTCCGGCGTCGGTTCGCGCAGGGCTTTCAGGGCGGCTCGGGCGTCCCGATAGGCCAAGTCCTGCTGGATGGTGATTTCCCATGGAATGCCTGAGCGGCCATCATGAATCGCCCGCGCAACCAGCTCCACCATGTCATTCGCCATGATCCGCCTCCTTCATGTCGAATCCATTGAGAATATCGTCGCGCAGGATTTCAAGGACTCGTGCGTCGCGGCGATCAAGCGCCCATCCGGCTAGGCCCTTATCAGCCCGCGCGCGCAATCTGGCAGCTTTCGCATCGATATAGTCGATGATGCTGTCGCGGGTGGTCATCCCAGCCTCACAAAGCCATCGCGGGTTTGAACCCACTGGCCTTCCTTCTTCTCGGTCGGGCGGAAAGCATGTGTCCGCCGCCAGTTTGCCCTATGCCCCTGCGCTGGCAGGGACGGGGCGCGGGTGTGGATGCGGGTCATGCGGCATCTCCGGAACGGTCCCGAACGCGGCGCGAGAGCCTGTAGAGCTTCGCTGCCAAATAACGGGCCTGCCAAGGCGTCAGGGAGCGATTACGATAATTGCTATCGATGTATATATGTTGCTCGCCCTCCCATATCGTGAGAGATGTTACGCTATTATCGCTAGTTTCGCGGCAAGCGACCCCATGGCGTTCTCTCACTGGATCATCCGTCATAATCCTTACCGGGAAGGTTGTTAGCCTCCCCGGCTCCCTTCGTTGGAAATCAGTTACCCTCGCCCTTCCGCTCAGCAGCTTCACGCTTGCGGCGGGCATTGGCTTGCATGAGAGGGGCGATCCGGCGCTGGTGCGCGGCTGCGAGTTCGGCGCGGGCTTCGTCGCGCTGTTGCTTGAACCGGCCTGCCAACTGATCGAGCGCGCGGATCTCCTGATGGAGGCCCTTAACCATCGCGTCATGCTTCTTCTTCGTGATGAACATGGGTTCTCTCCCTGCTATGCTGCGGGCTGGCGGAAATGCTGATCCAGCAGCCGTTTCGACCGTGCCGTCCTGCATTCGCGGATGATCTGCTTTGCTTGTTCAGTCGTCATGTCCTGACGCTGGCGCAGGCGGCGAATGTCGCGGGCCTCGGCATCGGTGAATTCGCGATTGACCACCCTGCCCCGTGTCATGATCTGACCTAGGAAGGCGCGGCGCTCCGGCGTCATCTGCGCTTTCTTCGCGCAGGATCGGCACAGCGGGCGGTGCTTTCGATAGCCGGGCTGGCGATGGGGACATGGCGGTTGCATCAGTTCGCCCCCGCCTTCATCTCGGCAATAGCGGCGTCGAGGCTGATGTTATTGGTTTCGCCGGTTTGTTCGGTGGCGGCGCCTTCCTGGATGATCTCGCCAGTTTCCGCATCGTGCGGTTCTGACTGTATCTGATGCTCAAGAGCGTCAAGACGGGAGGCCGGGCGGGATTCCATCGGAACGGGTTCACCAGCCGGTGCAGCGGCATGTTCAACCACCATTGTTTCGTCCCGCTCGAAAGCGTCATCCAGGTCGGTGGACATGGGGAGACGCTTGGACAGGCGGCGCATAACGGTCTTGCGCGCCATCTCTGACCACCATGCCACCCAGGGACCGGCGCCCTTCGAACGGCTGACGTTGCGGACTTTCTCGATGTCGCTCTTTCGCATCACTTCCAGCAGCTTGGAGCCATCCTTGAGGACTGCGACAGCATAAGCCGCGACCGGCTCACCCGGCTCCTGATCGAGCGGCGCGGGCTCATGCTCGACATGCTCGTCAAAGCCCAGCGTCCATTTAAAGCGGTCGTTCGCGTAAACGACATGGGCAGAGATATAGGCCACCTCGCCCGACTGGCGGACCTTCTTAAGGATACCCGCGATCATGGGCATGGCCTGCGCCTGATTGCCGAACTTGACGATGGCGGCCTCGCGCCCATCTGGCAGCAAACCGTCCTGCGCCAACCGCACAATCGCGCCGAACAGGCTCTTGCGGTCTACATTGGCAAGATCTGGCTGGTTCTGGATCGCCGTCTGCGCCACGCGCGTGAATTTTTCAACGCTCACATGCGCGGGAAGTGCGGCGCGGAACTCGGGTGCCATCGCGTGTAGGTTCTGGCGGATAACTGTCAGCGGGTTAGCGCGATGTTCGGCAAGCTGGGTCGCCATTATGCATTCTCCTGAATGGTGAAGCGCCGGTAGGATTTCCGGCCCTTGATGGTGGTGCCGACATCTTCGGCGGAGATGATGCGATCCGGGGTGGCCTTCACGGTCGGGCACTTGACGGTCATGCCGTCCAGCAGCGCGACCCCGGCGTCGCCCATCTTTTCGAGAAGCTCAGCCTGTGCGGCTTCGGCCATGGCCTTGCCCTGCTTCTCCATGTGCTTTCCGTCGAGCCAATTGGTGGCGGCGATGGCGGCAAGGTTGTTCGTCCGCAGATCCACAACCGCATCAGTCGCGTCGGGATAGAGCGCGGCAATAATCGAGCCGTCACGGGTGAAATCGGGCTTCGGTGACACGCCTTCGCGAACCGACTGCCAGAACTGGACGACGCGCGCCTCAATGCCCGCGAAGATCAGAGGACGGAACTCATATTCGAAGCGGCGCAGTTCATTGCCGCCGACCAGCACGATCACGTCGCCCCAATCACATCCAGCCAGGCCAGCGTAGGACATGACCTGCAAGAGATAATTCAGCGGCGGTTCGTCGCCCCAGCCCTTCGCTACCAGCCAGTCAGCCGTCTTGACTTCAAGGATGCCACGCCCGCGCCGGGGACACATGACCATCTTGTCCGGGTGCCCGCCTAGTCCCTTGCCGTTGTCGAGGCGCTTGGGCGTGTCGATCGGCTCATATCCGAAGCGTTCGCAAGCGGCCCCGATGATGACGGGTTCGAGGCGAACACCCCATTCCGTGCGCTCGTTATGGGCGAAGTCAGGCGTCGAAACCGTTCCGCTCTTGCGATGCCATAGCTCAAACTCTGTCAGCCATGGATGCTCGCCAAACAGCGCAGCCACTTCGGATGCACCGACTACGGACGAACGGAAAGCGTCGTCGCCGTCACCACCCCGGATGCTCGACATTGCGTTCATGCGGCTTCTCCGAGAATTGCAGCGCAGGCAGCGCGAGACCGATCAAGGCTGGCGTCAAGGCGGGACAGGCAGTCATTGAAAACTGCGTCCTGTTCAGCCTGAACGCGGCGATACGCTGGCATGGGATTGTGCCGCGCATTGAAGCGGGCAAGGCAGCGGATGCCATGATCGCTCACGCCGATTTCCCCCTGCCCCAATGGAAAGCCCGTGAGATTTGCGCGTCCATGTCGGCGCAGGTCTTGCCCCAATGCGGGGCAACGCCGTAGCGCATGGACAGTGCTTCGCGCGTCTCGTGACGCTTCCGCTCCAGCCGCTGGCGATCTTCCCGATCCGCGACGTGCTGGCAGTGATCGCCGTCGAAATAGCTGGCCTCGGAGTAGAGGGTCACAGTCCCGCACCCCAGCCATGCGCCGCCATGCGAGCGTCAAACTCTGTGTCAGTCGGCTCCGGCCTTGGGTCGCGATAGAAAGGCTTGTGGGCGCGGCAAAGCTGGCCCGGCTCCAAGATCTTCGCGTTGGCCTTGGGTAGCTTCTCGCGGCATACCGGGCACGGGACGCCCCAGATCAAACGCTTGACGCGCTTGTAATCCTTGAGGCTGCGGAAGGCGTCGATCATGTCGCTCATACCCCCAGCCCTCCCAAGATCATCCCGATCACCAGCGCGCAGAGCGAGAGCGTGACGGTCTCCGTCACCGTAAGGCGGATGCTGGACCAGCCTTCGGGGTCGGTCAGGGCGGATAGGGTCTGGTGGAAGGTGGTCATGGCTCAGGCCCCCACCGCACACATGCGGACAATCAGGTCGCTGGCCGATGCCTGCAATTCGGTGACGGTCGGCTTTAGGGCAGCCCCTGCGGCAGCCCGTGCGGCAGCCCGTGCGGCATCCCATGCGGCATCCCCTGCGGCATCCCATGCGGCATCCCGTGCGGCAGCCCCTGCGGCAGCCCGTGCGGCATCCCATGCGGCATCCCGTGCGGCAGCCCATGCGGCATCCCATGCGGCAGCCCGTGCGGCAGCCCGTGCGGCATCCCGTGCGGCAGCCCCTGCGGCAGCCCCTGCGGCAGCCCGTGCGGCATCCCGTGCGGCAGCCCCTGCGGCAGCCCCTGCGGCAGCCGCGTCTTTCCTGATGGCCTCCAGCGGGGCCCTGATCGGCGCGAAGCCCTCAACGCCCGTGATTTCTGGCAAATTGGCTAGCGTATCAGCCTGACCTTTCAATCCAGCCAGACGCAGCCAAGCGGGCGTATGGACGCGGATCAGCCAATCCGTTGCCATGATGGCGCGGCGCTGCTCCACTTCCGGGGTGGAGCGGGTGCCGACCGTCTTGACGATCAGCGGGAGGATAAGCCGGTTGCGGTCCTCATCGTTCAGGCTATCGTTCCATGATATCATGAAGGCGGTGATAACCGGGCAAGCGCAGTCGGGATGATCCGAGTGCGGTTCGCCAGCGATGTATGCAGCCGCTTCCATCGCGCAGACGCCATCTTCAAAGCTAAAATGCCCCCCGCTCGACAGGCCACGCTCCATGACCTGCGCCAGTCTCTTTTCATCTATCTGGATTGCGCCCTGCGCCATGCTTCATCTCCGTCCAAAACCTAACGTCATCCTCGCCCCGGTGAGGACCGGGGTCCGGGGGCGTTAGGCTGCGGCTTTTCTGATTGCCGCCTCGAATGCCTCGAAATCGGCGCGTGCTGCTGTAGGATTTGTGCAGCTTTCAAACGCGCCATCAGCAATGGCTTTCGCAAGCCACCGGAGGGCGCTGCGAGCCGTCCGAACAAGCTCATCTGAGGTGCGCGGATCAGGCTGCAAGGGATGCCTCCACCCAACCGCTCAGCCACGCCTTCATGGCGTCGATGTTCGAGCCAATTGCGGGATTGATTGCGGCCATAAATTCAGGGGAGGCGGCAGGAGCGCACGGGAGGCCATTGGCATAAGCAATTGAGCCAAGCGTTTTTGCGAACTGCGGGGTCATATTCATCTCCATTCCCCAACGGTGGGGTATGGGAGGATGCATAGGCATTTCTGCCTACATTGGCAAGCACAAAATAGGCATTAATGCATTTTCATGCCTAGGCAGCTAGTCGGGCCATTCCTCATCAGGCCACCAGTCCGCATCTTCGGACCCTGGAGGCGGCCAGTCGCTGGCGCGCGAATCGGCGGGATCGGGCAGCACAGGCTCCGTCCCGTCCAAGTGGGCGCGGATCGTTGCACCCCATGTTTCTGATTTTTGGAAAATGGCGTTCACGACGCCTTTGCGCATGGCAGAGCCGATCAAGGGCGCTCGCTCGGCACGGAGATATCCGATCTGGATGCCACGAACGGAATAGACGGCGATAGCGTTGGGATCAGCCGGGTTGCGCGGCTCTGGCCGCAGTTCGACCGGCTCACCCGGTTTGCAAATCTCTATTTCGAAGCGCCGCGTCGGCCCCTTTTTGTTGTCGAAGCCAACGCCGACGACATGAAGGGACAGGTGGCGCATTTATCGATCCAATAGTGTAGTTTCTATGCTGACCCTAATTGGATCAACCTCTTGCTGGGTGAGCTTAGATGCATATTCGGCACACATCGCTTGCCAGAGCGTCATGCCGCTAAGCTGTAAAGAGTTAGCGGCATGCTTTACCCAGTCATGGTGATCACCGATTAACATCGCTCGCTGACAAGCGTCTGCCGTGGAAGCAAGATCACGCCCTATCCTGACCCACAGATCACCCCACTGGGGCTGACGAGACCGAAGTGAGCCAAAGACGGCACGCTCGGGGGCGTCGCCTCCAGGCAAAATGGAGCATCCTGTAGACTGATCGCTGTCGCCGTCCAAGAACACCACTGTGGGACGCGGGAATCGCCCGGCTGCTGCAATTTGTCCCAACGCTACCCCAAGGTTAGCAGCACCATAAGGTATAATCTGGCATCTCTGAACCAAGTCACGACAATGGGTCGCTAGTATTTCCCCTAATAAGGTCTTAGCGTTTTCATCTTCTACGAACAATTCGCATTCTGGATGGTTTTCATCATCCATTTTTGTCATAGCAAACTGCGGGCTTACCCCGGTAACGATTTCCTTAGAACGGCCAGTCTCAAGTATATAATTTCTTGCCCGCAATGGAAGTTCTTCCAATATATAAGGAGAATGAGTAGATATTATGATCTGACATTCTTGAAGCCTAGCTGCTTCTGCCAAATCTCTCATCAACCTTCGCTGGGCGCGCGGATGAAGTGATGATTCAATTTCATCTATTAAGACCAAGCCATATTTTGGGAAATCTACATCTAATAATTCTGCAATCGTTGTTTCACCCGATCCTTGATGGAAACCGGAATACTCGCTATCATTCTTTGACAGGACCGGGATCGGTCTGTTAGCATCGTAGTCTGACAATGCAAACCGCGCCGACTGGTACTCCCTTCCCATCACCTCCGAAAATCGCTTTAGTCGCGCATCGGCAAACAGTCTGGCGGACTGCTCCTTGTGCTTGTTCTTCGCAATCCGCGCATAACCCACCCTAGTTCCGACAGGCTGCAATCTGCTCAAGTCAATATAGGATACAGCTCGTTCAGGACGATCAGGTTGACCGAGCCATCGGCTCGTAGGTTTTCGTATAGAGCCAGACTGATGGGTGGCGCCCTGCTGGTACCCGAATGTTATTACCGCCTCTTCAATCTTATCCCAGGCGGTTTCTGGAAAAAACTCACTCGGGAAAAAAGTTCTTCCTTCCGAAGCCCCCCTATAAACACAGGCGGATGCCTGCAAAAGCGTACTCTTGCCAGACCCGTTCTCGCCCACAATGGCCACTATCGGGAAATCAAAGGGTATCCGCTGGCCTGACCATCCTCTAATCTTTTGAAGCTCCAGCCACTCCAAGCGCTTTGGCCAACCGTTTCCAGCTGCCCACTTTCGCTCCAATCGCCTCATCGCATCGCTTAGCGCCACCTTAACCTCGCTCCCATCGCCCTAGAGAGCGAGACTTTCCTCGCTCTTGCCCTTTCACACAGCGACCATTTCTCGCTCATCCTGCCGCGCTGTGCCGCCCTACATCTTCCGCACGACAGCCACGACGCGACCGACCACCGTCAGCTCGCCATCATAAGCCGTCTCTGGATCGACCACCGGATTGTCTGAGAGCATCTTCACGCTTCCATCAGCCATACGGCGAAGCCGCTTGATGAGTCCGGTTTCCCCGTAGGCCACAGCCCAGATTTTATCACCGACCCTGATTTGGTTCTCAGATGTGTCGATCAGCACGATGTCGCTATCCAAGATCGTCGGCGTCATGGAATCGCCCGTGCCCGTGGCCAGAAATATCTTTTCTGGCGGCGCATTTGTGAACTGGCGCAGCCATGACCGGGAGAATTTGTGCATCTCGCCTGTGACGGGAATGTCCAGATAGGTGCCGCCGCCCATGCCATAGGCCACATTCCATTGCTGGATATCAACGTCATCGCTGTCTTCGCCATCGTTAGGGCGCTCTCCGCTGTCCGCATCCACAAAACCAGGGAACTTGGGATAAGCCTCCTTGAGTTTGGTTAGGGTCTGCCGGCCAAGCCTCGTTTCAGCGGTGCCCTTCTTGAATCGGTTGATCGTCGTGTTTGCCGAACCGATGTTCCGGGCGATGGCCGCAGCCGTTTCTCCAGACCATTCGATAAGGTCACGAATCATTTGGATATCATCTTCGACGGTGCCCATGGAGGCGGGCATAGCAAAGATGCCTATTTGAGTGCGTAGGCAGTTCTGCACTTGCATTTAGGCATTACTGCCTATATTATGCCTACCCATGGAGCAGAGTGACCCTCTTGAGAGCCTTTTTCTTCGCGCAAAGGCTAACCGTATCCCCATGTCGGCCATCTGCAAGGCTGCAGGCATTGCGCCCACGACGCCATCGCGTTGGAAGCGCGGCAAAAACGGCGCCACGCTGGACCGCATCCAGCGCCTGAATGATGCCCTGGCCGAAATTCTGGACAGCGCAGCATGAGCGCCGAAGGCATCGAAGCCTTGGCCCGCTTCCTGCGCGGCGACCGCTCCATGCTCAAGTGCACGATCTGCGGCTCTCAAGCTGGCACCTGGGACTGCTGGGCCAAATGTCGTTGCGGTTGGTCCTTCGAAAAAGGGACCGCATGCCGCAATCCCAAGCATCGGACCACGGCAGAATGAGCGGGCTGCAATCCGAAATCGACGCGATCCGTGATCCGGCCCTTGATCGCCTCAAGGCTCGACCAGTCCTTGCCGCACAACCGCGAGAAGGCCGGTCGCACCGCATCCGCACGAGCTATTTCCAGCCTCGCGCCACTCTCGCCTTCTGGTGGGGCATCGTCGGCATGTTGTTGGGGAGGGGGTAGATGGAGAAGCACCCGCCCCACGATCACGCCAATCTGCTCGGCTTCCACGCCGTAATCGACAGCCCCGAAGGCATGACCTTCGTCAGCGGCCGTCCCGCGATCTTCGTCCCGCAGCCTGCGGTCGCCCGCACCGGGCACAGCCACAATCCGGCCCTGTGCGGTTCTGATTTTCCATCCTTTCATGGAGGTGCTGGTAGATGAGCACTAAACCGACAATCCACGGGCGGCGTTCGTCCTTTTCCGCTTCTAAGGCGCTCGACCGGATCGCCGAAGACCTGTCCGCCATCAAGAGAGAGGATGGCCTGACATGGGGTGATATTGGCCGCGTTCTGGGCAAGGGCGAGGATCAGGCGTCCAAATATGGCAGCGGGCTGGCGGAAATGTCCGTCACGTCATTCCTGCTTGCGAGCCGGGAATGGAATGGCCGTTTCGCCAATGGCGTTCTGTCTCTGATCGGCATGAAGCTGGTCGAGGTCGGGGGCGACATGTCTTCCGATAGCGAAAAGCTGAGCCGCATTCTTAAGCTGGCGCACCTCATCAGCGCCGCCCTGACGGACATGGAGACGCCGGGGACCGTCGATGACGATGAGCTGGCGCAGATCGGCGCGGAGGCACTGGACGAGGCCACGCGGGCGATTGACGCGCTACGGGCAAGGTTGGCGACCACGCCTGCCCTTTCTGTCGTGGGAGGGCGGTGATGCGCGTTGAAATTATCGGCAACGCCACGCTTTATCTGGGGGACGCGCGTGAACCTGATATTCTGGGGCAGATACTTGCCGACCAGAAGCCGGTCTGCCTGTTGTCTGATCCGCCGTTCGGCATTGGCTACAAGAGTGGACACGCCACCGATGCGCTTTGGGTAGGCGGGCGCACCATCGCCAATGATGAGAACTGCGAGGCACGGGATACGATAGCCTGCTTCTTTTCGCACCTGCCGATGCTCATGTTCGGCTCGCGCAAAGCTGCGCTGCCGCCTCATCATCGCATGACGCTGATCTGGGACAAAGGCCCCGCGCTCGGGATGGGCGATTTGCGCCTGCCATGGAAGCCGACCACGGAAGAAATCTACGTGATGGGCAGCGCCGCCGAGTTCGTGGGAACGCGTGACAAAGGCGCAGTTGTATATCATCCCCCGGTGCAATCCATGGCGAAGAATGGGCGCCAGCACCCGAACGAGAAGCCGGTGGGACTGCTGCTCAATCTCCTGCAGAGCCTACCCGCTGGCATGACTCTAGATCCGTTCATGGGAAGTGGCAGCACGGGCGTTGCTTGCATGAAAGAGGGGCGCCCTTTCGTTGGCGTCGAGATCGAACGTGCCTATTTCGACATCGCCTGCAAGCGCATCGAGGATGCCCAGCGGCAAGGCGACTTCTTCACGGAGGCCGCCGCATGAACACGGAAACCGCCCCCAAGGAAGCCGTACGGAAGGCGCGGAAATATTGCGTCGCGCAGAAAGCGCGTGATGACCGCCTGTTGCGCTGCCTCCGCATCCTCGAAGCCGCAGCCGATGAAGGCAAGGAATGCCCCACCAACGCCTATCTGGCGGACATGCTGGGATACGCTGCGCCGAACATGGCATCGGGCGTGGTTAGCCTGTTGGAGACGATGGGCTTCATCAAGGTCCAGCGCGGGCGCAGGAATCGCGTCGTCACCATCGTCAAGACGGGTTCCCGCACTGCCGGGACAGTGACCAGCCGGAAGCCCGGTGACTGGACGGAAGATCAGGACGCAATCTTGATGGATGGACTGGCCGAAGGGGTCGGGTTCACTGAGATCGGCAGGATCGTCCACAAATCCAAGCACGCCTGCATCAGCCGGTTCAACAAGCTCGCTGCTGAAATGGGGGAGCAGGCCATATGATCTGCCGCATCCGCCAATGGCTCGCCCGTCGCAGGCTAGAGCAAATCGCCGCTCAAGCACGCACTGCCAATTCCGATTGGGCCAAGCATCGCCGCGCCCAGCTTTCGCCTGCGCGTCAGGACCGGATTGCAACCATCATTCAGACAGGAGTTCGCCCATGACCATCAATGTTGCCGCAGATGAATTAAGGCTTCTGGTCGAGCGTTACGAGCGCTTGGACGAGGAATCCAGGGGTCTGGCGGACGATAAAAAGGATGTTCTGCTGGAGGCCAAGTCTCGCGGCTACTGCACGAAGACTATCCGCAAGCTGATCGCAATGCGGAAGATGGACGCCAATGCCCGCGCTGAGGCGGAAGAACGTGTTGTCCGCGAGCCGCAGTTTCAGACCCTCGAAGCGATACCACGCGATTTCGCCAGCCAGCAGGGAAGGGCGCAGCACGGTTGCCTCGTAGGAAGCCTCCGTTTTGTTCTGTGCGCCTACCTTGAGGCGGCCGAGGGCCTGAATACGGCGGTGCATCAGATATCGAAGCCCAACTGCATACCCAGCGCACTGGCGTAGGTAGCCAACATCGCTGCTGCGTGAGCCTCACCGCCGCCGCACTGCGCGTGATGGCCGAGAAAGGCCTGTCCGCTCTCGACATTGCGGAGATTGCGGAGGCTATGGAAGCGCGCCGCGATCCAACCGCCGCTGAGCGTCAGCAGCGACGTAGGGACAAGATTAAAGCGGAGCGTGACGCGTCACGCGTGACGTCACGGTGTGACGCTCCCCCCAATGATATATATTCTAACCCCCCGGAATTTTCCCCAGAAGAAACTATCGTTTCTTCTACCCCAAAACCGGTTCGCACTCGGAAATCCGCTGGGATGGTTCCCCTCCCCGATGATTGGGAGCCGGTGCTGACCAACGCCGCTGAGGAAATCGTCAAACGTTGGCCCCCTGGCTGGCTGGAAACGCAGGTCGCCAAATTCCGCGACCATGCGACCGACAAGGGCCGAAGATCGAAAGATTGGCAGGCCGCTTTCCGCACTTGGATCACCAAAGCCGACGAATGGCAGGCACAGGACAACCGCAATGGATCAGGATCACGATCAGTTCAGCAATCCCCGGACGGACGCAGCATGGGACGAACAGAAGCGGCAGCACGCGAAGCTCTTGCGCGCCTCTCTGGAGCAGGAAATCGCGGAACTGGAGGGCAAGCTCGCCCCGCGCTCGATGGACGAGATCATGGCGGCTCTCTCACGCTGCCTGACCCTGACCGCCCCCACCGGTATGTCGCAGGAAGATAGGTTGGAATGGCTCACGATTGCCGCGCCAGAATTGGCTGACCTGCCTTCGATGCTATTCGATGATGCCTGCGCCCACGCCCGCAAAACATGTGACCACCCCGCGAAGATCATCCCAGCGATCCTGAAATTTGAACCATCCGCTTATTGGTGCGGCCCGGCCCACGCCCGCAAACTGCTGGCCGATGCAAAGGCGAAGCTCGCGAACATCGATGCGCCTCGCCTTCAGCAGACCGTGGACGAAACCGAAAAGCATGAGGTCGGCAGCGGCATGAAGGATTTGCTGCGCGACCTCATGAAAAACACGGAGGCAAGCCTGTGACTGGATTGAGCCAAAAAATCATTGAGTTGATCGAGGCTTATGCCGAAGCAAATTGCGACCTCGCATCAGATCAAATTCTTCTCCTTGATCTTCCAAAAGGGCCGCCCTCCCCCGAAGAAATGCCCGTCATAAATGCGCGGATGGAGAGGTCGAACTATCACGCCATGAAGGCTAAAGCCGCGACCGAGATTGCTGACTTGGTGAGCGATCTGATCGCCAAGGCGGAAGGTGTTGGAGGATGATCCAGTGCCACTCAACCCAGGCCGCAATCCCTTCGAAGGCAATGACAGCCCTCCCCTCATCGACGTGCGCTTTCGCAACGGCATCGTCGTCCGCTGCGTCCCACCGGGAAACTACCTCTGGAAACAATGGCCCACGGGTCCGCATGACTTCGATGTGGTCAGTTGGCAGCCCGCAACGGGGAAGGATTATGAGGTGGTGTGGCCCACATGAAAAACGGCCCGGCAGCATAACCACCGGGCCGAGGGAAGGTGGAATTGCTTCCAGCCTTCGGGTCGCGCGGTCAGCCTATCGCGGCTGTAGCGATTCGCATTGGATGAATCGGACGTTGGACAGCACCACAAGGGACGGGGGTAGGTGATGGGCGTAATTATCGCGGTTGAGGCTGGCTGCGATGCGCCGGGACGCCTGCGAACGGATCGACGACGTCAGTACGGATTTGGGGAGCATGTTGCGGTGACGGACACGAATGATCGCTGGTGCATCCTTCGCATGTCGGGCATCTCGACGATCCCGGTCGCAACGGCACTGACGGACGCGGGTTTTACCGTCTGGACGCCAACGGTCACTGAGGAATGTCGGGTCGGGAAGGCGCGCGAACGCCGCGAGCGCAGCGTATCGCTCACGCCTGGCATCGTGTTCGCAAAGGACGACAGGCTACACGACCTGGCGGTGATGGCCCGTTCACCGGCACTGACGTTTCAGCGCTGGAACCCGGAGACGAAGCGCATGGAGCGGAAGGGCTGTCCGCCCTTTGCAGTATTCCGGTATCAGGGGCAGTTCCCCCGCATCAATGACCGCCATCTTGATCCGCTGCGGCAGGCTGAGCAGCGCGCCCAGCCGCGCGACCGTGGCCCGCACTTCAATGCGGGTGATGAAGTCCGCATACCGTCTGCCGCGTTCGGCGGACTGTCGTGCGTGGTGGATGAGGTTCAGAGCAGGTTCGCTGTCGTCCGCCTCAGCGGATCAATGGGCGAGATGCGGATCAGGGTGGAGATGTGCGACCTTCTCCCAGCCAAAACGGCGGCTTGACGCCGAGTCGCAGGATCGTGTATCTCTTGGGCGTTGCCGCGATATGCGGTGAAGGCATCTGCCGAAGTGTGGCTTAGCCACTGCGGTCGCCAACGTGCCAAGCATGTGCTTGGACGTGTGTGCGGCGCAATGCTTGAAAGACGTACCGCCTTTGCTGCGATTGATCGAATTGCCCGGAATTGCCGAAGTCGAAAAGCTGGCGTCAGCGCGTGGCGGACTATGGCGTGAAGATGATCCTGAGCGCGTGGCGCTGACTGACAGGGTCTCTGTTTCCCTGTTCGGCATCACTGAAGACGACACCTATCGACCTGAGCCGGTGTTTACCGACTTCCTGACCCCGGCGGATCGCATTGAATTTGCCCGATACCAGTTCGTCAGCGTCGACCGCTTCCCTTATGCCCGCAAGGCACACGATAAGGCCACCGATGCTTGGTATGCATGGGAAGCCCAATTCAACATCCTCTATGACGAAAGCATCGCAGACGAGGATCGCGCCAAGTTCTGGCAAGTGCTCGGTATCGATGGCACTGATGAGCGCGGGAGTCAGCTCTGTTGCTTCCATGCCTTTAGTCGGCAACTGATCGTCGTCGCGCGCGGGCTTCTACCCGGCGCGACCATGACGCCGGACGCTTCCGGTCGCCGGGCATCACCAGATGCCGACACATGGGGGCAGGCGATGGCTGCGGCGGCGAAGGCGTTTCAGGAACGGAAGCGCGCATAATATTGGTGTTCCCGCTCTGGCTGGTTTGTCCCCTGTCATGACAGGTTCCAGCTATCGGGCTTACCCAAGGCCAGCGGCTAATCCATCGCTACGGCGGATGGTAACGCAGACATGCTTTGAGTGTCCGGGCTGGTGACGGGGATAATCTGGGTTCATGGCGTTAGCACGGTCGTCGTAATTGGAACCACCGGCACCCTGGCTTGTTGCCGTCCAAGCAACTCAAGCCGGAGGATGGCAGATGGCTGATAATGACCCCAAGACCGTATACATCGAACGTCGCAGCGGCGGTGGCCTGATGGCGATAGTCGCTTTAGTGGCGCTGATCGTCATCGCGGCACTCGCCTACACCTATATCGAAAGCAACAATAACAAGAACGATGCGATCACGACTGCTGCGGGCAAGGTCGGAGACGCCGCGCAGGATGTAGGTCAATCTGCAAAGGATGCTACCGATCAATAATCTTGTTCCACCCTCACAGGTGGAAGCCGCTGGGGTCGGTGATCCCTATCCCGGAGATGGGCTCCAGCGGCAGCATCATGGAGGCCGGTGTGGCCGAACCCGCACACAAGCGCTGGTACAAGACGGCTCGATGGCAACGTCTCAGAGCGAGGCAACTGGCATCGGAGCCGTTGTGCGCCATGTGCCACCCTCGCGTTACATCTGCCACGGTATGCGATCACAAGGAGCCGCATCGAGGCGATGAGGTGAAGTTCTGGACAGGACCATTCCAATCGCTCTGCGCGAGCTGCCACAACAGCGACAAGCAGCGCATCGAGAAGGGTGGCAAGCCGAGGCCGCGCATTGGGCCTGACGGTTGGCCAGAGAGTGAATAACCGGGGGGGGTAGGCGAAAGTCTGAGGTCCAGTCCTTTCTAGACCGGCGCCCCCCACACGAATCATAAATCGTAACATCACGGGTATTGGAGCATGACATGGCAGAGCGCGGACGCAGGTCTGCGGCTTCGCTGTCTGTGGTCGCGGGTTCGATCGATGGACGGCCATCGCCGCCATCCGATCTAACGAAGGTCCAGAAGGAAGTCTGGGAGCGCACGGTCGAAGGTGTTCGCTACCAGCGGCGCGACATCGATGTGCTGCATATTCGCGGTTTTGGCGGTGGGCCGCTGGGTGGCGCATCGCCCCTGACCGTTTGCCGCCGCACGTTTGGACTGGCGCAGGACATCGACACATCATCGGCGGGGTTCTTCGCCAACGGCGTTCGCGCCAGCGGCGTTATGAAGTTGAAAGACAGCCTCAATGCGGAGCAGCGTGAGGCAGCAGCGCGGCACGTTCGGTCGGCTCGCTCGTCCGCCCCGATCGCGCGTCCCCTGTCCTGCTGCCGCAGCGCCGCATGACCATCCGTGCGCTGCTGGCCCCCGGCAACACCACGTCGAACACGATCGAATATGATCGCGAGGTGGGCTTCACCAACAACGCCGCGCCGGTCGCGGAGGGCGCAGCGAAACCGCAGTCGGAAATCCAGTTCACCGAGGAAACCGCTCCTGTGCGGACCATCGCGCACTGGATGAGAGCGTCGGTGCAGATCCTCGCGGATGCGGCCGGTCTGCGCTCGATGATCGACCAGCGGCTTCGCTATGGCCTCGCCTATGTCGAAGAGCAGCAGTTGCTCAACGGGTCGGGTTCCGGTCAGAACCTTGAAGGTCTGGTCACCGCCGCAACAGCCTATTCGGCACCGGGCAGCCTTTCGGCATCGACTCCGGTTGACGTGGTTCGCCTGATGATCCTTCAGGTCGCCCTTGCCGAATATCCGGCGAACGGCATCGTCATGAACCCGATCGACATGGCCGCCATCGAAATGTCCAAGGACAGCGCGGGCGGCTATTTGATCGGCGATCCGCAGGGCACGATCCAGAAGCGGCTATGGGGCCTGCCTGTTGTGGAGACGCAGGCGATCACTGTCGACAAGGCGCTGGTTGGAGCGTTCGACCTCGCCGCCCAAATCTTCGACCGCCAGGACGCCACGGTTGAAGTCTCGACCGAGGATCAGGACAACTTTGTGAAGAACAAGGTTACGATCCGCGCGGAAGAGCGCCTGGCGCTGGCGATCTATCGTCCTGAAGCCATCGTCTACGGCGATCTGGGCCGCGTAGCTTGATTGATCTCGGGGGCTGGGAAACTGGCCCCCGTTTTCATGAGCGCCGCGCGCGGCCTTCCTGAAAGCGAAGGAGAAGCATCATGGTGAAAGCAATCTTGCTCAAGCCCCTCGACGGCCATGACATCGGGTCGGAAGCTGAGTTCAGCGATGCCGATTTCGAGCGGCTCAAGGCCAAGGGTGCCGTGAAGGCAGCCCCCGAGGTGAAGAACAAGGCTGAACCCGCCCCGGCGAACAAGGCCAGCGGCAAGCCTCCCAAGAAGGAAGACTGACATGGCAGGGCAAATCCAGCGCACGCGTGGCAAGGACGCGTATCGCCGCGCGGCCCATGTCGGCAGGCTTCGCAATACCGTCGCCCCCGCCATCACGGGAACCGCGCAGGTTGGCGAGACTCTTTCCGTCGCGGACGGAACGTGGGCTGGCCCCGCACGGTCATTCAGTCGTCAATGGCTGCGGGACGGTGCGCCAATCCCTTCCGCTTCCGGCGCTACCTATGAGCTTGTCGAGGGCGACGAGGGCGCGGTGATTGCCTGCGTCGTGACCGCAACCGCCAACGCGAACATTGCTGGTGCCGGCGCACAGGTGAAGGCGACGAGCAACGCGACCGCGCCAATCGAGGCCGCTGCATAAGATGGCTGAGCCCGTCTCCCTCGCGCAGGCCAAGGCCCATCTGCGGGTTTTGCATGATGACGAAGACGCGCTGATTTCCGCACTGATCGTCGCCTCGCGGGAGTGGGTGGAACTGAAAACGGATCACGTTCTCAGCCAGCGGGAGTTCAGGCGGACGCTGGATAGCCTCGCTGGCCCGGTGCATATCGGTCAACGGCCACTGATCTCCGTTGATGGGATTTCTTACATCGATGCGGCGGGCGACGAACAGCCGTTCACCGGATTCACGACGAATCTCGCTCAAGGCCTGATCTATGCATCCGCTTGGCCGACGCTGGGCGAGAACGGTTATGCCACGATCACTTACACAGCGGGGTATGGTGAGGTTGAGGCTCCTTTCCATCTTGTGCAGGCCATGCTGCTCCTGATTGGGCACTGGTATGCCAATCGCGAAGCTGTCGCGAGCGGCGCTGCTAATGAGGTGCCGCTTGCGGTTGAATCCCTCTGTGCCCGATCCATGGTGCCATTGGCATGAAGTCCGGACCGCGCCACGATCTCATCGTCATCGAGCGCGCCACCATCACGCGCAACCCCTACAACGAGCCTGTTGAGACATGGACGGAATATTGCCGGGAATATGCCGCCGTCTATTACGGCAACGGCACCGAGCAGCGGGAGGCCGCCCAAACGCAGGCGTCACAGGTCGCGAGCTTTGAGGTTCTGGCGAACAGCAAGACGCGGACCATCAGCGTGACGGATCGCATCAGCTTCGGCGGGGGGCTGTGGGACATTCGCTCCGTTGCTCCGATCGGCCGGGATGGCGTGAAGATCAATGCGGTGAGGGCGGCGGCGTGATGGCTGAAACCTTCAAACTCACCGGAATGAAGGAACTGGAACAGGCTTTCCGCCAGATCGGGGATGTGCCGAAGAACCGGCGCATCGGCTTCAAGGCATTGCGCGCTGGTGGCGAGCCGATAGCCAAGGCGGCTCGATCCATGGCGCCGGTCGGCGAAGGTGATCTGCGTGAAAGCATCGATGTCCTGCCGACCCTCGCGCCATCACAGCGCGGCGACCGTGGCGCAGTGGCACCGCTGGAAATGCATGTCGGCCCCGGTCAGCACCCACAGGCGATTACGCAGGAGTTCGGGACATTCAAGGAACCTGCCCAGCCCTACATGCGCCCAGCATGGGAATCACAGCGCATGACGGCGTTGGACCTGATCGGCGCAACGCTGGGCATCGAAGTGACGAAGGCCGCCGCGAAGGCTCCAAAAGGGCGATAGATGGAAGCAGACCTTATCGCTCGCTTGCTGGCCGATAGCGGGTTGTCGGCGCTTGTCGATAGCCGGATGAACATTCTGGTCCGCCCTCAGATGGAGGCGCTGCCCGCGATCACGCTTCAGAAAGTGGCTCCGGGCCGCGCATACACATTTTCGGGGGCTGATGGCGCCCACGGAACGCTGATGCAGTTCGATGCCTGGGGCAAGCGCATCTCGGACGTGAAGCCCATCATGGCAGCGCTCACAGCGGCGCTGGAGCAGCCGTCCACCGTCGGCGGAACACAGTTTGGCATGTCCTTCCTCCAATCGGAGCGAGACAGCCTCGAAGAAGTGCCAGGGGAAGGCACGATCTACCGCATCAGCGCGGATTTTCTCATCTGGTGGCAACATCTCTGAAAGGTGAAATGAAATGGCAAATGTGAAAATCGGCTATGGTGCCGGGCTATGGATCGCGGACGACGCAGACGCTCTGACGGAGATCGCGGAAGTGATTTCGATCAGCCTGCCCAACCCGCAGCAAAACGATGTTCTGGCAACGCACTTCAAATCGCCGGGCCGCGCGAATGAGTATGTGCCCGGCTTGATCGACAATGGCGAGGTCACGTTCGGCATCAACTATATCGCTGGCAGCGCGACTGACACTCTCATAACCGAGGCGCTGGAAGGCGGCGAAGCGCGCGATGTCGTGGTGGCTATTCCCGCAGGGGCGACGTTCCAATATTTCGAATATTCGGCCATCATCAAGGGGTTTGAAAAGGAAATCCCGATCGATGACCGCCAGACCGCTACCATCACCATGCGCGTGAATGGCGCGGTCACTCAGTCCAGCACCAATCCGGTGACGCCGTGACAAATCCGATGAGGGGCGAAGCCTCTTTCGAGGCCGATGGTGAAACCTATGTCATCACCATGAACGCGGATGCGCTGATGATGGCGGAAAACATCACCGGCAAGCCGATCAGCACCATTCTTGCCCTGTTCGACAGCGGCGCACATCTCGGCATGACGGCGGCACTGGCTTGGTCTGGAACATACCGGCAATATGCCATCCCATATGACGAAATGGCCGATCGGGTTCTGCGCTGGGGCGTTCCTATGGTGCGCGAAGCCGTATCGAAGGCGATGCAGCACGCATGGCCTGAAAAGGAGGAAGAGGAGGCAAACCCTCCGAAGCGGGGTCGGAGGAAAGCAGCGGCTGGCACTGGCTGAAGCTCTTTTCGCTGTGGTGCGAAGCTGGCTTCGACCCCGCGCAATTCTGGTTGCAGACACCTCGCCTCCTGAAGGCGGCGCTCGACGGTTATAGCCAGCGCATTCATTGGGAGCATCGGGACAAAATGACCGCCGCATGGCATGGCGCGGCGTTTGGACGGGTGAAAAAAATGCCCGCCCTCGACAAGGTTGTTGGCGAGAAGCGGGCGGTTCCGGTGCATTCGCCAGAGCAGATGCTGGCGGCGATGCAGTCGCTGGTCGGGAAAAGTTAAGTGGTCACTAACCAGTCATTTGTTGATATTCGACCAATTTTTATAGGCGGCGCTGGACACGCCGCTTGAGTTCTTCGGCTGAGACTCGTTTTGCGGCTTCTCGAAAAAGCGGTCGCGAAACATCACGCCATGGATGCAGTAAGGTGCTGCCACCAAAAACACTGCGATTGCCGCCGCTGCTGCTTGTTGGGCGGCTCCTGGCGCGCCCAAAGAGGCGACTATAAGCAGCAGGCCGATTGCTGCTCCTATAAACGTTAATATCTTGAAAACCTTCATCTGACCCTCCCATTCTGGAGGGATGTAATCTCAATAGCGGAATGGAAGCAACATACTTGAAACTGGCCGGATGCATTTCATGATGCCTTCTCCAGCAACCGCTCCACCGCAGCCGGGTCAGTCTTAATCATCGAGAGCAAGACGCGCGCCGGGGCGTCAGGGTTGCGTCGCCCCTGCTCCCAATCGCGCACCGTGCCGATGGGTAAATGGTAGGTCGATGCGAACGCCTGCTGGGTTTTCTTTGTAGCCGCGCGGATCGCCTTCACGTCCACCGGCTCATGAATAACATAGCCTTCACGCGCCCCAGATTTATAGGCGTCAACCTCAGCAAGGCCACGCTTCAGGCTCTCAAAGTCCTCGTTCGTCACTTGCCTTTTCCTTTCTTCAAATCACTCTTTTGTGCGGCGGTCAGGTTGGCTTGCTTACCCTTCGAAATGACAGTCAGGAGGAAAACCGGCTCATCTTCCATAGTGTAGAAGGTGATGACCCGATAACCGCCAGACTTGCCTTTGCCTTCCTTCGCGATGCGGACCTTGCGGCATCCACCTGTGCCGGGGATGATATCTCCCGCATCAGGATTGTTCGCAAGGAACTCAACGGCGGCCTCGCGCTCCCCGTCTGTCATGCCAGCCTTCTTGGCGGCGCTAAGATATTCGGGCGTTTCGACTACCGTATGCATAAAGAGCATATACGGCATTGCCGTATCATAAGCAAGCGTGAAAGCGCGGCATTGCCGTATACTTTTAGGAGGCTATTTTGGCAAAATCCGTCATCGGCGCTTTGCGCGTCACGCTTGGACTGGACTCCGCTGAGTTCGAAACTGGCATCAAGCGCGCGTCTAAAACTAACCAGCAGTTCGTGCGTTCGGCAAAGGAAGTTCGAGGCGCGTCCGATCAGATTTCCCGCTCTTTGCGAGGAATAGGTGCCGCCGTAGGCATCACGTCCATCACAGCAGCGGGCGCGGCCTTCCTCAAGCTCGCAGACCAGTCGAAGCAGCTTGCCGCTCAACTCAGACTTGCCACGGCACAGTTCGGCAGCTTTGGACAGGCTCAGCAGGACGTGAACCGGATCGCAGCGGACACCCGCAACGGCCTCTCGGAAACGGGCACTCTCTACGCGAATTTCATGCGCGCCACGAGGGAACTCGGCGGCCAACAATGGGAAGCTGCCCGCGCCACCGAAACCTTCTCCAAAACACTGAAGGTCAGCGGCGCCAGTCAAGCCGAAGCTGCCAGTGCAACGCTTCAGTTCGGACAGGCGCTCGCCTCCGGCGTGCTGCGGGGCGACGAGTTCAACAGCATCATGGAATCGTCGCCACGTCTCGCCCGGCTGTTGGCGGATAGCCTGGGTGTGCCGGTCGGCAGCCTGCGGAAAATGGCTGAGGAAGGGCAGTTGACTGCGGACAAGCTGTTCAAGGCCCTGACAGATCGCAAGTTTACCGATGCGATTGACGCTGAGTTCAAACAAATGCCGGTCACGTTCGATGAGGCCATGCAGCAGGTTCGCAACGCGGCTGTGACCACCTTCGGCGATTTTGACCGGGGCGGACAGTTTTCCACCGCCCTCGCCAATTTCGTCACGGATGGCGCGAAGGGCTTTGACGATATGGGGTCTGCTGCCGAACGTTTCGGTATAACGACCCGCCAGCAGATCAATTCAGTTTCAGAGGCGGTTAAGCCTTTAATCGACTTACTCGGTCAAGTGCGCGGATTGCTTTCGGGTATTGAAAATAGTGTCCCGAAGGGAGCGAAGATCAGTCCAGAGGGGGTGGCATCGGGCACTGACTTCTTGACCGGGCTGTGGCGGCGACCGCAGGCATTTGGTCGCGGGATTTATTCAGCGGCAACCGGCGGGACGTTTCGCAAGGGCTTTGATGATTTCATGACGAACACTAGCGCTTCCGCGCTGGTGAACCGAACGAACGCAAATATCAATAATGCTAATACGAAGGCCACACTTGATCGGATCATGCAGGGCAACCCCCTGCGAGACGCGCCGAAGACGCCCTCAATTCTCAAACCCGCCGCTGCTGCTGCCGATGACAAGGCCAGCAAAGCCGCCGCTAAATCTGCCGACGCCGCCCGCAAAAAAGCCCAGCGCGAGGCGGAGCGCGCCGCTGATGCCCTGCGCCGCTTCACTGACGATCTCGCTCGCGAAAATGCCGATCTCGTTTCGACCACGGCGGATTTGACCGGGACTATCGAGGCGCGCCGCGACGCTGATCTCAATCAGATCGAAGTCGAGCGACAGGTTCGGGAGCGCGCAATCCAATCGGACGACGATATCGATGCAGCGAAAAAGCAGCAGCTTATCGAACTGAATAACCAGAACGCGCAGGCGCGCAAGAATCTGACGACGCAGCGCGCGAAGGAAGAGATCGACCAGCGAACCATCAGGCAAGAGCGCGACCGGGCAGATCTAGCGATTGAACTGATGAGCCTGTCCGCCGATGCAGCGCGCACGGCTCGCGAGCGCCGTGCCGTCGAATTGCGGATTCTCGACGCGCAATTCGATATTGAGCGCCGGACATTGGAAATAGAGGCGGCATCCAGTGACTTGGAAACGGCCACTCGCGCGCGCGCAAGGTTGATGGCACTTCCAGCCCTTCAGGCTGGCGCACGGGATCAGGTCACGCGGCAAACACAAGGTCCGCTGGAAGCCTATCTGGATCGTCTGCCCCGCTCGGCTGACGAAGCTCGCGAGGCGCTGGAGCGCGTGCAGGTCGATGGTATTGACGGCATTGTCAACGGCCTTGCCGATGCTGCGACGGGCGCGCGATCTCTCGGCGACGTGTTCAAGAGCGTCACCAACCAGATCATCGCCGACCTCATCCGCATCCAGTTGCAGAAGGCGATTGTCGGCGGCCTGTCGAACGTCCTGGGGGGTGTGTTTGGCGGCAATCCGCTTGCCGGATCGCTCACGACGGCCAGCAATAATGTCGCGAGCCTTGCGGCCAATGTCGGCAAATCGCCATTCGCTGATCTTCCCGGCTTCGCAACCGGCGGCAGCTTCCGGGTAGGTGGCGTGCCGGGGATCGACAAGAACGTCGTCGCCTTCAAGGCCACACGTGGCGAAATGGTCGATATTCGTAAACCCGGCAACGACAACGGCGGTGTCGTGAAGGTTCTGGTGGAAGCCAATGGCTATTTCGATGCGAGGGTCGCTCAGGGCGCCGCCTCAGTAGCCGCTCCCATGGCCATGGCATCCGGTATGCAGGCCCGTAGCGCCGCCACGGCTGACGTGGCCCAGAGAAGCCGCCGCCGCATTCCGGGGAGGTGAAGATGATAAATGAGAGCAAGTGGAGAAAATTGTGAGTGAGAACGATCAGAAAAGCGACGAGCGCGACACCGAGATTGCCACACTGGCAGCCCGCGTGGACGTGCTCGAAGCCTCCGTTCAGGATTTGGCGGGTCTCATTGGAGAATTATCCCCCCAAAGAGGCGACAGCCGCGATTAGCCGTTCTTTCGCGGCGGCGACTGCGAGGGCTTCCAACTCGCCTTCATTTTGGACGCCGGGTGGATCGAAGTGGGGCAAGGAAACTGAAATATAGTCTCCAAGCTTCGCGCTGTTCCCTTTGAGTTGAATTCTCGCCGTCTTGCGCTTCAAGTCTGTTTGAACGGACATCACTTCGTAGGCTGCTGTCATGCGAATCCTCCTGCTGTTGCAGACGCAGGATGGGGCGGTGTCTCCAATGAGTCCACCGCCACTACATTCTGGAGATAATCCTTGGCCATCATAGAAATGCCCGATTGGGTTGTCCCGAGCGCCGCAGAGCCTTTCCTGCGCGATTTCGGCGCAGTGCTGACGCCGTTCCTTGGTGGGCCGGAACAACGGATCAATCGGCTTGGCACGCGTTTCGGTCTGCGCGTGACGCTTCCACCGATGCCGACACGCGATAAAGCGCTGATCGTCCAGTCCCGTCTTCTGAGGGCGCGCGAAGATCGATTGCGGATGGAATGGCCGCAGCCCGATTTCGACACCGGATCGCCGGGGGCACCGTTGGTTTCGGCTGCGGTAACATCGGGCGTGGCATTGCAGCTCAAAGGGATGGCAGCGGGCTATCAGGTCAAGGAAGGCCAGGTTCTCGCTATCACCCACGGCGGTCGCCGCTACGTGCATATCTTTTCGGCTGACGGGACCGTTGCGGGCGGCGGAACGCTGAGCGCGTCGATCTGGCCGATGCTGCGAACCCCGCTGTCATTGAACGACGTTGTGGAAATCGCGGCTCCGAAGATCGAAGGCATGGTTTCACCGGGGGATGAGCTTTCGTGGCAGATTTCCGTGGACCGGCTGGCGAGTTTCAATTTCACACTTTCGGAGGCGGCATGACCAATTTGGCGGAAACCGAATATATCGAGCGCATCCGGGTGCAAACGACACTGGCGGAGCGACTGCTGGCTGCGTTGATGCTGGTCAACGGCGGCGCGATCATCGGGCTTTTCACATTCCTCGGTAATGCCGCGACAAAAGACGCGGCGCTGCGGCTGGACACAGCGGCGTTATGGTGGGGCTTCGCTGCCTTTATCATCGGCGTGCTGGCGGCGCTTACGGCGTTCGCCTGTGCATTTCTCTCGCAGCATCATTACACGCTTGCCTGCCACTACCAGATCGAGGGCCGCGCCGAACAGGAGCGCACGGAGATCATCGCTGGCGGGAAGATTTATGCTGCTGGCATCATCGCCGCCATCGGTTCGGTCGCGAGCTTCGGCGCAGGGGCGTTCCTTTCCCTGATGGGCGTTCTGCCCGCCTGACGCCGCCACCCACAACAATCTGACAGGGCTGCCCTAACCGGCGGCCCTTTTCCTTTGGGGATCATCCTTGGACGCAACGCTCAAGAACGCGCTGGCCCAGCCAGCCGTGCTCCTTTTTGGCGCGCTCCGCATGGAGTTGCCGGATTACACCCTGAGACTGCTCGACGGGTCGGCCACGCTTGTGATCGGCGGGGAAACCTATGTCGGCAAGGATGGAACTTTCGGCACCATCGCGAGCATTTCCGAACTGACCGAGGAGATTGGCGACAGCGCCCCGGAGATCACGGTCACGCTGTTCCCGCCCGATGTCAGCGCCACGGCGGTTCTATCCCACCCGAACATGCAGGGCAGCGTGGTGCATCTCATGGTGGGCGCGGTGGACATGGCAAGCGGCCTTGTCATCGGCACGCCGGAAACCCTGTTCCTTGGCGAAATCGACGTGCCGACGATTGGCATCGACCAGAGTGGCGCGCGCACGGTCGAATACACCGTCGTCAGCGTGTTCGAGCGCCTGTTCGAGGTGGAGGAGGGCCAGCGCGCGTCCGATGGCTGGCATCAGTCCATCCACCCTGACGAATTGGGCCTGGAGTTCATGACCGGCACGGATGTGAACCTCTATTGGGGCGCTGCTCCTCCCAAGAGCAACAGCACGGCCAAGAGCGGCTGGGCAGGCATAATCCAGCAATCCGCTGCCAATTGGCAGGCCCGTCAATGACCCCGCTCGAACGCCGCCACGCCGCGATCGAGGCAACCATGGCCCGCTACCGCGACCGTCCATTCCAGTGGGGCAAGGTGGACTGCGCCAAGGTCGCTGCTTTCCACCTGAAGAAGCTGGGCTATAAAATTCTCATCAGCAAGGCGGGAGCCTATCAGTCGCAGCTTGGCGCGGCGCGGGCCTTGAAGCGGCTGGGCTATTCGACGCTTGCCGAAATGGCGGACGGCATCGGCCTGACGCCCATCCCCTATTCCCGAATGCTTCTTGGGGACATCGCGGAGATCGAGGGTGATAGCCCGGTGGGAACGGTCTGTCTTTATGCGGGCAACGGCAAGCTGTTCGGTTTCCATGAGGACCATCCGGGGCTGGTGACGCTCGAACCGAAGGCCATCCTGCGCGCCTGGAGCGTTCTATGAGCAAGGTGCTTCGCACAGCAGCAATGGTGGTTGGCGCGGTCGCGCTGGTTGCTACCGGCATCGGCGCTGCGGCTGGCGCCGGGATTCTCGGTGCGGGCGCGACGGGCGCGGCGGGCACGGTGGCGGGCATATCCGTAGGCACTATTTCGGCTGTCGGCACATATGGGGCTCTTGCGGCGGGCGCTCTGTCCATGGCCGCAGGAGCCACGGCGCCGGGCTATTCCGCTGAAGGCAATCCGACCACATTCACGACCAACCCGCAATCCGGCCTGCCCTACGCCATTGGGCGGACGCGCATGTCGGGGCTACGGATCTATGCCAAGACCTATGACGGGTTCAAAATCCAGTCGAAGGACGACATCCTCGCTTTCGTCGCGCTGCTGTCCATTGCAGGACCGATCCACAGCATCGAGAAGTTCACCGCCGACAATGAAGTTGTGACGTTCGACGCCAGTGGCAACGCGTCGGGCCGCTTCCACGACTATATGGGCCAGAAGCTGTCGTTGGGGCCGTCCAGCGGCCCGGCACTGGCGCTCAGCTTCGGGGGCAAGACGTTCCCCGGCTGGACCGCAAATCACAAGCTCAGCGGCATTGCCCATGCGCAGTGGGCGCTGCGTTTCGATACGGATGGGGAACTCTATGGGGCTGGCGCGCCTGAACCGGCGTGGGTCGGCAAATGGGTCAAGGCCTATGACCCCCGCAAGGACAGCACCCATCCCGGCGGTTCCGGATCGCATCGCGCGTTGGACGAAAGCACCTATGAATGGACGGATAATCCCGGCCTTCATGCCCTGACTTGGGCGCTGGGCCGCTGGTCGAACGGCAAGCGCGTGTGCGGCATCGGTGCGCCTGTATCGACTATCCGCGTGGCCGATTTCGTCGAGTGCGCCAATGTGTGCGAGGCGAACGGCTGGAAGGTCGGCGGCGTCGAATGGACCACGGACAGCAAGTGGGACACGCTCAAGCGGATGCTTCAGGCAGGTGGCGCGGTCCCGACGCAGACCGGCGCTATGATCGGGTGCCTCGTCTCGACCCCGCGCACGGCCATCGCGACCATCGAAAGCCGCCATCTCCATGATGGCCTGTCCATTGCTGCGTCCAAGAGCCGCCGTGATCGCTTTAACAGCGTCATCCCGCGCTATGTCGATGAGGACAGCGATTGGGCCGTGGTGCCCGGCAAGGTCGTCTCCGAACCGGCCTATGTGACGGCGGACAAGGGCCAGCGGACCAAGGAAATCGACTTCCCGCTGGTGCAGGTCTTTTCCGGCGATGAAGCGACGCAGCCGGGCCAGCTTGCCGCCTACGCGATCGTCAACAGCCGCGAGGCGGGGCCGTTCACATGGACCACCGGCCCCGAATGGATCGGCCTCAAGACCGGCGATGTGATCTATCTCAATGTGCCGGAGGAAGGGCTGAGCAATCAGCCTGTCCTCATCACGCGCCGTTCCCCCGATCCATCGACCGGCAAGGTGTCGTTTGCTGGCGAGACGGAAACCTATTCCAAGCACGCCTATGCGCTGGGGCAAAGCACGACTCCGCCGCCGCCGTTCAGCCTGTCCGCTCCGGATTTGAAGCCCGCTGCGCCGGTCGAGACGGCATGGTCCGTCTCGGGAACGACATCGGGCGAAGGCTTCCCGGCGCTGATCGTCACGGGTGAAAGCGAGCTTCCTTCCGCAGACGCCATCGTCATCGACTACCGGCTGTCGGGAACGGGCGACTGGAAGAACTCGGCCATCGTCTCCGCCGTCGAGCCGGTCAGCCATGTCATCGCGCCGCTCGAATCTGAAACGGCCTATGATGTGCGAATTGGCTATCGCGTCGGCACCATCGTCGGCAACTTCACGATCTTCTCGAATGTCACGACTGGCCTGGGCAAGATCACCGAGATCGAGGGCAGCATTTCCGACATAGACGCGGATCTGGCCCAGCTTGACGCCGACACCGCCCAAGCCCTGATCGATATCGCCGCTGCTCAAGCGACCATCACCTCCATGCAATCCGACGCGGCCGCGATGCAGGCGGCGCTCACGACGGCGCAGGGGCAGATCACGGCGCAGGGCGCGGCGATCCTCGCCAATGCGAACGACATCGCCACGGTACAATCCACGGTGGCGAGCCAGGGCGCGGCAATCACAACCTTGCAGCAGACCGCAACCGACCTCACCGGTTCTATCGCGACCCTCACGACGACAATCACGGCGTCCATGCAGGGTTCCGACAACCTGCTGACCAACACCGATTTGGCCACCGGATCGGCGGGCTACGCGTCAGCGAGCGGCAGCGGTATCGATGCCATCACCTTCAGTTGGGACAGCGGCAGTGCCCTGAAACCGGGCGGAGAGAACTGCCTGCTCATCAACCAGGCAAGCGCAACGGCTGCGGGATGGGCCGAATATCGGCAGACCATAGCAGTCGAAGTCGGAAAGCGCTACGAACTCTCCGTATGGGCCGCTGCGGCGCGGTGCACAGTTTCCGTTACCCAAGCCTTTTTTGACTCGGCGGGCGCCGTCATCGGGTCCACTGGCTCGACGACTTACACGCCTGCCGGTGGCGGCCTCTCGCTGGACAATTACTCCCGGATATTCCGGGTTTCGGGCGATGCTCCTGCTGGCGCTGTGACCATGCGGATTTCGCTTCGCAAAAACGCCACCAATTCAGGCTCCGATAGCTGGGCGCGCTTCCTTCGCCCGCAGGTGGTGGAGACGTTCGCAGGCGCGCCATCGCCCCGCGCCTTCTCGCATGGGACCGGCAAGGCCAGCATCGTCCAGAACGCGACGGCGATCTCCACCCTCGACGGTCAATATGCTGCCCTGTCGACCACTGTAGGCGTTCAGGGCGCATCCATTACGGGCCTGCAATCCGCGTCTTCGACGCAAGCCGGGCAGATCGCCACGATCCAGACCGGGCTATCCACCGCGAATGCGAACATCTCGACCAACAGCAGCGCGATCACAGGCCTCAACAGTTCTGTCGCCTCGATCAATTCGACCCTCGCGGCGCAGGGCGCGAGCATCACGACGATGCAGAGCGCGATCACGACGCTCGAAGGTTCGACGGCGACCCTGACGACGCAAGTCCGGTCCGGCGGCAATGCGAATCTGATCCCCAATCCCGGTCCCACAAACGGGACGACAGGATGGACGAATATATCGGCGTCCACATTGGGGGTGGGCACCGCGTCGGGAGGCATCGGGGCATATTTCCGGCTCTCCACATCCACCCTGACCCGCATGTGGGCAAGTTTTACCGGAATACCGGTCGGTTCTAACGTACCCTTGTGCTTGGCGGCTTCTTGCGCTCTCACTGGAACGGGGGCGACTGAATATCGGCTTGTAATCATTTGCCGCAATTCAAGCGGGGCCGACGTTGGGCGAATCAACGGCCCGATTACGCCCGCCCATAGTTACGACTATTCCGGCGCCAAGCGGCTGGAGACAGCCTGTATCGGTCAATCTGCCAGCGGCACCGCATCGGTTGACGTGTTCATGGAAGTGTGGGGCAACGGCTCCTCCATGAATTTCGACTTCCAGCGCGTCAAGCTGGAGCGGAGCGCTTATACCACACCATATTCTGATGAAGCGGCCGTCTCACAATCCTTCGAAACCCTCTCTACCCTGACCACGCAATACGCCTCGCTGTCGTCCACGGTATCGACGCAGGGCGTCACCATCACCAGCCAGCAGACGGCAATCACGACGCTCAACAACAATGTGACGACGCTGTTCGGGCGCTGGGGCGTCGAGATCGACGTGAACGGCTATGTCAGCGGCGTCACGATGAACAACAACGGGTCGCGGTCGAACTTCATCATCCGCGCCGACCGTTTCGCCATCACGTCGTCGGCGGGGGCTGGAACCGCCTATCCTTTCGAGGTCATCAGCGGCGTCACCTATATCAAGACGGCGGTCATCAAAGACCTTTCTGTCGATACGATCAAGATCGCTGGGAACGCGGTTACGAAGCCATATTTCGCAGCGACAGCATCCGATCTGTCGCTATCGTCGGGTGTTCTGACAACAATCTTAACCCTGTCCGTAACAAAAACAATATCCGACAGTGTTGTGAACGTCACAGCAAATATTCGACTTTATTCACCGGATGACATTCGCGGCACCGCCTATCTGTATGAAGGAACAACGCAACTGGACTCCATTCAGGTCTATATCAATGGGGCCGGTCGGGTTCTTTATATCCCCCTGTCGTTCTCCTTCGTTGACAACAGAACAACGACCGGAAGTAAATCTTATAGTCTAAGGTTCGCCGTTGTGGACACGCCATCGTATACGGAGGTTGTCACGGCCATGTCTGGTTCCAACCTGAGCATCGTGGAGATGAAGCGATGACAATATGCGATGTGGTTTTGTTCTCGGTGGAGACAGGAAAAGCACTGAGAACTGCTAAGCTACCAGCCGATGCCCTGGAGGAAAATACGTTCGAGGGAGAGGCCATGTTCGGCTTAACAGAGGATATGGATGACCTTTCCCTATGGCGTTTGGTCGATGGCGAACTGGTCGTGTGCGAAGCCGAACCGGACCCGGCCAAGGACTGGATGAACGTCAAGATCGATCTGGACGCGACGCTCGCTGGCGGTTTCCCCTCGCAATATGGTCCGGTCGATCTGCGCCCAGGCGCGAAGCAGGTCATGATGATGGCGGTGGCGCTAGGACAAGGGATCGATCTGATCCTCCTCGACAACAGCATCGTCACTCTGACCGCCTCCGAACTTTCCGATCTGATGAACGCCGCATTCGCTTGGGAACAGGCGCAGATCATGGCCACCCAGGCACTCAGACCTCAATGAAAGGAGAACACCCATGCTGCACCTGAAAACCGCCAATAACGAACGCCTCGAAATTCCCGAAGGCGCGATCATCGCGGTGATGAAGCCGAGCGATGGCGTGAACCCGTCCGGCCTGATCTATGACATGGGGTCAGGCCCGCAGATCGAGCAGCTTGCCGATCAATACGGCCACATCAAGAAGATGGCGATCGATGCCGCCGCCATCGTCAATCCGCTCGAAGTCCGGATCATCGAGCAGCATAAGGTCGGAGAAGGCGACGAAGCCGTCATCGCCCATCAGGAAGGTCGCATGTTCTTCAGCCGCCTGCGCATCGTGGGCCGCAAGGAGAAGATAGGCGATCCCAACGGGGTGAACGCCACCCTCTATGTCGATCTGCTGGGCAAGCCCATGGCGCTTCAGGTGGCCGATACCCTGGATGAGATGGACGGCGTGGAGCCGGAAACCAAGCCCGCGCGCAAGGCGAAGGCTAAGCCGAAGTCAGTCGTTCTGGCTTCGGAATAGCGGCATCGAAACGCTCGAAATGGAAGTCGGCAAGGACGAGATGGCGCCGGGCTGGGTATTCAACTCTTTCGGGATGGACAGCAGCAAATGGTCCAGCATCCGCTGCTCAAACGCGCGACGCTCCGCCTGCTCACGTCGCCGCTTTTCCCACCAGCCAAACATCTCGTCCTCCGCGAATTGCCGTCGCGGCATATCACAGTGAAAGGAAACTGACCATGATGCTCACTATTTTATCGGCGCTGCTCCTGCTCGCCAGCGCCAACGCATTTCTTCATCAGCGCCGCATCACGAAGCTTGAGAGCGAAATTGCACAGTTGAGCGCCAATGACGCGAGCCTTTTCAGCGCGCTTGCCTCGACCAGCACGATCATTTCCACGGTCGCCTCGAAACCCACTCTGAAGCTGGATGCCAATGGCCTCATTTGCGGCATCGAAGTCCAGGGAGCCAAAGGGCCTACCGTCCTTGCCCCCGTCATCGCCGAATTGAAAGGAAGCTGACCATGACTGAACCCACAATCGCCCAACTCGACGCGCAGATTGCCGACCTCCAGCGGCAGCGCGATCTTGCCTCGCTGAATGGCTCAAAGGCGGTGAAGGCCGCCCTTGTGGCTGGCAAGGTCGCCACGCTGGCCGAAGACCTTGAGGCGCTTCTGCCCGACCTGTCCAACGAAAGCGTTGCGGCCCAGCAGGCGCGCAATGTCATCAGCGTCATTCGCAACGTCCGGGGTCTGGTGGATGGCGAGATTTCGCGGATCGAGGCGATGGTCGAGCCTGAGCCGGAAGAACCCGCAGCATAATATCGGCATCGCGGGGGACCGCATATGGCACAAGGAAATGCGGCGATGACGCCATGGCCTGAGGCGTTCATCGCCAAATATTTCTGGATATGGATCGGGTTAACCTTCGGGCTGGCCGCGAAATATGCGCTGCTCATCAAGCGGGGGGTGAAGATCAAGCCGGTCCTTGTGCTGGCGGACCTTCTGTTGCTGCCGATGGTCGCGCTCATCGCCTTCTGGCTCGTCAGTCAGGCGGGCGTGCATGGCGAAGGCGCGGCGTTGATGACGGCAGCGGCTACGGTCGGGGCTGATCGCGTGGTGAAACTCTATACCGACCGCTTCCTGCGACAGGTGGACGCGGCGCTGATGGAAAGCGTCGTCCAGCACAAGGCGGCGATCCGGGAAGAAGTGCAAACCGAGATGAGCGCGGAACGCGTCGTGCATGACATCGCGACCGGCAAGCGGCCGCTCGACGGCTGAGCCAAATTGACACGACGGTAATCAAGCGGGCGTCTGAACCTTACACGGTTCAGGTGCCCTTTTTCATGGGGAAATGAGATGGCGACGATCAACGGCATCATCGAGGAAGTGCTGACGAACGAAGGCGGCTATGTGAACGACAGTCGGGACCGTGGCGGCGAAACCAATTTCGGCATCACTGTCGCGACGGCGCGGGCCAATGGCTACACCGGCCCCATGAAGGCGATGACGCGGGATTTCGCGCGCAGCGTCTACATGAAACAGTATGTCGTCGCGCCGGGCTTCGACAAGATCGCGGCTATCTCTATGTCGGTCGCGGCCGAACTGGTGGACACGGGCGTCAACATGGGGCCGAAGGTCGCCAGCACCTTCCTTCAGCGCGCGCTCAATGGCTTGAACAATCAGGGGCGCGATTATCCTGACTTGCTGGTCGACGGCGTGGCCGGACAGAAGACGCGAGATGCGCTATCGGCCTATTTCAAGAAGCGCGGCAAGGAAGGGGAAATCCGCCTGCTGGCTCTTCTCAATGCGCTTCAAGGCGAGCGTTATCTGTCGCTGGCCGAAGGGCGCAGCGCAAATGAAGCGTTCCTCTATGGCTGGCTGGCGAGGATCGCGGCATGAACGCCATCCCCTTCACTCTCTCCACCCTGCGCGCCCACTGGAAGCTCATAGGAGCCGCTTTCCTGCTATTGGCCCTCATCATCCAGACATTCCGCCTGAGCGCCACAGAGGGCGCCCTTAGCGCAGAGAAGGCGGGAAGGCAGGCTGACCGCGCTTCTTATGAGAAGGCGCAGGCACAGGCCACCGCAGAAGCCCTATCCGCCAAGCTGAAAAAGGATGCCGAAAATGCTCAGAAAGCCGAACAGGCTGACAGCCGCTATGCTGATCTGTCTCAGCAGTATCGCGCTGCCGTCCTGCGCTACCAAGCCGCTCAGCGTCAGGCCAGCGGAATCGATTTGCCCAGCGCCACCGAAAGCGCCGAAAGCAGCGACCGACCCGGTGGAGGTGCCGACTTTCCTGTCGGATCAATCCTGATCCCGGAGAGCGACGCTTTCATCTGCGGGACGAACACGGCGCGGTTGCAGGCTGTGAGGGAATGGGCCATATCATTCGACCAACCCTAATCCGGCAAATGCTCCGCCAACTTCTCCGCATAACCCTGATGCCCCTCTTCCATCAGCGCCTGCACCACGTCCCAAATCTCGTGCGGGTCCACATAATGCCCTGCATCGATCTGCCTCTGGAGGGCCGTATATTCGTCCACCGCTGGGCCGCGTCCGCCTATGGGACGGAAGTTCTCGGCAGCGGCGCGGTTCTTCTCTTGATCGTTGGGCAAGTTGAGACGGGAGGTCATATCATCCTCGAAATCTGTTGATCGCGTTCTTCCATGTCCGCTCATCCGGCAAGGGCATCCTGATCTTCGGCGGCTTGTCGCTCGTCTCGATCAGGATCGGCCGGACCTTGCGGCGGTGTCGCTGCGAGCATGACCGGCAGTAGAAGCGCTGCGCCGCATCGCGGAAATCATCGCTCCATCGCTTCTGCTGGAACTTCCACCACAAACCATGCGCGTCGAATAACGCCTCGTTGCGGCACCGGCACACAACCCTGACGGAATAGCCCCATGCTGCCGCTTCGAAGATGCAGGTCGCCAGCTTGAAATCATTCTGATAGCGGGCCACGTCATTCTGCGACGGGTTCGGTCTGCTTCGCCCAGGCCAGCGCGCCGATCATGTATGGACCGTCATCGCGCTTCCCCTCGCGGATCGATGCGATGAAATCGCGGTTGCTCAGCCCGCGCCGCTCCAGTTCGGACGCCACGGCGGCCCGGATATGCTCAATCTTCTGCATCTTCAAAGGCCGGGAATATGTTGAAATCTTCCGGGGTTAGCGGGCGCTCCGCCAGTGATCGATAAACGTCCGGATGCTTCTTCTTGAGATCGACGCCGTTATCCCATGCCTCCGCCCATTTCTCATAGCGGAAGCGCAGGGCCGCAATGGCAAGGTCGGGATTGGCCTTGTGCAGGCTCTTGCCGAAATACTGTAGCGCCTCGTCATCCTGTATGATGCCAAAGCCCTCCTCCATCGCGGGGATGGTGAAGCGGACCCTGCTCAGGTCTGCACAGGCCGCCTGCCATATCTCATAGGATGCACCGTGATCCGGTAATTCATAGGCCATGATTGTGTCCTTCCGATTCGTCTCCGCATAGTAGAACGAAATGAGAACAAACGGGAGTCGATTGACTCTCGGCTCGTCGCGGATCACCCTTCCTGCATGTGCAATCGGGCGGAGCGCGGCGACACCATGAAGGTGCTGAACCTGTTCGGCGCCAAGCTGGGCGCGCGGTTCAACGAAGGCCCGCTGGAAATCCACCCCAAGGGGCCGGGCAGCGTCGTGCGGATGCAGGATGGTGAGCGCGTGCTGGAACAGATGACCTGGGGCTTCCCTGTGTCGCTCAAAGGCAAGAATGGACAGCCGCTCAAGCCCAAGCCGGTGAACAATGCCCGGTTCGACAAGCTGGGCACCTTCTGGAAGCGATGGGCCGACTTTCCCGATCATCGCTGCCTGATACCGACCGCGCGCTTTGCCGAGGCTGTGGGCGAGAAAGGCCGCATGACAGAGACATGGCTGTCGGTGAAGGATCAGCCGATCTTCGCATGGGCGGGGCTCTGGTCGAACAGCGAAGAGTGGGGATCGGTGTTCACAGGCGTCATGACATCGGCCTGTAGCGAGTTATCCCATATCCATGATCGCTCGCCGGTGATCGTCGATCCGGCTGATTGGGATTTCTGGCTGCAAGCACCGCTGGAGGAGCTATATCGGTTCGACCACCCCTATCCTGCTGAAAGGATGAGCGTGGAGGCAACCGACAAACCATGGTTCAGGCCGAAGGGGACGGAAGCAGGACCGCGTTTGCTCTAGAAGTCTATATCGCGCCGCTCCATTTCATCGACGACAGCTTCTTCAAGATCGGTAGGCCGATCCGGGTCAGCCATCTTCGACCAAATCTCGATCAGTTCAGCATCGGACATATCGGCGACCACAGTGGCACATTGCAAATGATTGTGCATGGCGACACTCCTCGCGCAGTTATCCGCAGAATGTCGCCCTTCGTTCGCGAGTCGGTCAAGGGGTGCAATTTGCGCTTTTTGCAAATTGGGTGACGCGGGCCGGACTTGATACCGGCTAAGCGGGCTTTTCAACGTCCTCGGGAAGTCCCGCCACATTCCGTATTGCTGCGTGTCCATCTACGCCGCCGCGTCACCTATGCCGCCGACCGGGAAAGCCCAATCCAAAACGGCAATCTCTTCTAACACGTCCTATCGCTGGCGTGAATCCTCTTTGTCGCTCATCCACTATCATCAACCGGCGTTGTGTTCAGCGAAGTGCAGGTTCGCTAACATCAAAACAGCCCCATCACCATCTCCACCGTCCCCAGAAGCGTGAGAAAGCCGATCAGAACGGCGGTAGAGAGGAATATCCATTCCTTGAGGGTCATGGAGTGGGATTACCCCTCCCCCTTCGATGCTTCAAGCTGGGCGAGGGTGGCGCGGGCGACATCTCTCGCCTCGTTCCAAGTCAGTTCATGCCATCCGATGCGTCCCAACGCCTCCACCGCCATATCCCGCTCTTTTGATAGGGTGCGAACCCTTTGGCGAAGCGCGATTACTGTTTCCTGCCATTCTCGCGGCAAGGTGTGCTCAAGCGCCCATTCCGATTCCAGCCCATGCCTTGAGCAGCGCGGGTCTTCGCCGTAAACCTCGCAACAAGTGCATTGCTTGCGGCTCACGCCCCACCTCCGATCATCTGGCGGATGGCGGCGGCGATATTTCGTACAGTCACCTTGTGAGCGGCGTGTTGAGAATTGTTCCAATGCTCGTCGGCCACCCTCGCCGCCTCCTCCAACGCCTGATCTCGGACGCGCTGCGTTATCTCGGCTTCGAACTTGGCGAAGGCTTGGACACGAATAGTATCATCGCAAACGCCGTTGCGGACATTGATTGCAACAATAGCACTATCGGACTGCTCAACGGGGGTCAGCCTGTCTCGGTAGTCGTCAAGCATGGTTGCAGCCGCCTCCCGCGCCTCTTTACTCACGTTCATGGCCGGCGCTCCTCTACGGCATCGGATATTTGAATCGCGCCACGAACCTTCCAAGAGTGGCCGCATTCACATTGCGCTTCTAAGCGCGTATAGGCTCCCGGCTCATGATATCCATCGGCGCGATCTAGCTTTCCTTCTCTAACCTCGAATGAGGTTGTCCATTCCCCAATTTCCACAAAATGGAACGACCGAGAGCGGCACTTAGGGCAACGAATTTTAGTTGTTGCGGGTCTATCCATGTTCAGCGCTCCTTGCTAGAAGGGGTGGAGAGGCGGGAGGGAAGAAGCTCAAGCAGAGCCTGAATGCTTGCGATCATTTTCTCTGCCTCTTCGCGGTTCGCCAGCCTCCCTTGAACGGCCACGATTTTGCTGTCGAACGCAACATGCCATTGTTCATCCATGGCGCCCTCCGCCTTCGCTACTGCCGGGCTGGGAGAGGGCGGCGAGGAATTGCTCTAGCGCGGCATTGGTGCGGTATCGGATGCCAAATCCTCCGGCGAGCTTCGCGACCCTCCGCCAGTCCAGCGCCCCAGCTTCTACCGGCGGTGTCGGGCGAGATGATGTTTCGTTGGTCATATTTCCGCCCTGGCCTTGTCTAGAAGGCGCAACTGGCGCTGACCCTCGTCTCTGCAAAGTTTTGCGATCCGTTGCTCAAAAGCCTTACCTACCCGCGAGCGGAATAGACTGCTTTCACAAAGGGTTTGGATAGCCGCCGCCATGTTCAGGTCGGACAAGTGATCTTCGGCGCGGCGCTCGGGTCTGTCGCGCGCGCTCATTGCCCCTCTCCCGCCAGATGCTCGCCGCGTTCGATGGCGTCGGCCAACTGGCTTGCGATTGTCAGCGGTGCGCCGTGCCTATGCCTCCGCAGCCAATCAACGATCCGCTGCGTCTCTGTCGGTTGTGGGGTGGCGAGTGCGGTCTTTGCAGCACGATAGACGTTCTTCCGGGCCTCACCTTCGCAGTAAGACGCAATCTGCCGTGCTGCGTCGCCTATGGGGCAGAAGTCGTCAGCCTCATAAGCGCCGTTCGTGATCTCCCCCGCTGCTTGCTGGGCTGTGGGGGTGGAGTGGGGATTGGCCTCCAGAAACTTCCATGCTTTGCGGCGGGCCTCCTCCTGCATCATGCTATTGCCGCGCTCGACCCAAGGGACAAAGCCGCTTTCGCGCTCCCATTCGCCGTAGATCGCTTTCGCCAGCAATTCCGCAACCGGCTCAGCCTCAGCGGCGGGCGAGGAAAGGGCGGCGGCCAGTCGGCGTAGCAACGCTTCATCGTTACGCCGATCCACTGTGTGGTGATGGCGGCCGAAATAATCCGCCCGTTCTAATGCCGCCTCCCTCAGTGCATTATCCGCACTGGAGGGGGTGGGGCCATTGATGTCATTATGCGCCTGAACGACTGCGAGAGCGGCCCAAGCCTTATCGGTAGGCGTCTTCGCTTCGGCTATCGCCTGCTCGACCTTCTGAATAAGGTTCATGGTCAATCCTCCCCCCAATAGCTCATGTCTGCATCGGCGCAGTCTTCCGGCCCCTGATCGCGCAACCACCCATTCTCTTCCCAATAGCTGGGCGCCGTATCGTCGGCGTAATCCGCAATGCTCTCACCATCATCGAACGTCTCGCCAGCGCGAGCGATCATCCGAGCTTTGAACCGGGCGCAGAACTCATCCTTGGTCATGCTGTCGGGTTGGTCGTAGGGGGTCACAGAAGCCTCCTTCGGGAGATCGCACAAGCGTTTGCCGTGCCAAGGGATGTGCCGGATCGCCGTTCTTCCGCACCACATGCAGAATAAGCCACGATCATCTGGACGGTAATGGCGCTGTCCCATCCCCCTACTCCCCCTTCCCTAAGTGAGGCAGCAGCGGCGGCATTGCGCGGCTTTCGTATGCGTCTGCTATCTGTGGCCGCATCCATTGCCCAACGAGTTGGCCGTCCGGCAGAACAATGTTCGCCATGAACTCGTCTTCGAAGACGCTTATTCCGCTCTCTACGGCTTCCAGCTTAGCCTTGATGACCAGTAGCAGCGCCCGCCAGCGTGACCGGCACGCCTGCTCCCACTGTGCCAGTGCAGCATCCGCCGTTCGCGCTCCCTTACTATGGTGCGTGAACTCGCGCCGGTTCTTATCCGGCATCGTCAGGACGAACTTGATTTGCCGCCCGTGCATAGTGAAGCCCACAACGGCCTGATCGGCAGACCATCCCGACGCAAATTGGGCAGCACCGTAACGCTCGACAAGCGCCTCGATCTCAGCCTTGCTCTTGGCGCTGCTGACGCTGGTGGTGGATGCGTATCGGCTCACAGAAGCCTCCTTCGGGCTATCATCCGCATCTCGCGGGGAAAGTGGGGATTGGTCTCGCCGCCGAAGATCATGCCGCCGGTGGGCGTCTCGTCGGCCCATGAGCGATAGGTCCAGGGGTAGCGTTCGCTGGCGTAGGTGCGGCCTCGACGGGCGTAAGGCGCGGTCATTTGCCCTCCCCCTTCCCTATGGAGGCGCGGGCGCGGAGGGCGGCGGAGACTATCGCGAGAGGAAGCGTCTTGGCACGCCTCTCTGGCTCGCCTTCGCTCTCATGCTCGCCCCACAGGCAGCAATACCAGTCGCAATCGTCCGGCACTTCGCCCATGGCTGATACGCAATACCCTTCCGGCACCAGCGTCATCGCGGCGTCGATGGATTCGGTGAACGGCTCCCACTCATCGGGATAGCCCTCTTTCTTGGCGTCTAGTCGGTACTGATCCCACCAAAGAAATTCTGTCGGCCTTCCAAACGCCTCAACAACCCACTTGACGGACTTCTCTGCCAGCCACGGGTGGACGACATGGAAATGAATCAGTCGATCAATCTCGGCGTCCGGCCCATCCAGCTTCTCCACCCTCTCCGCCAGCCTCAGCAGGTCATCCAT